AAAACTGAAATTACTGATAGTATAGAAAAAAATACATTTCTTGATTATAATATACAACAAAAATACAATTTAACACCAGTACATGAAAATTTCTTAGATGCATGTTTTAAAGATACCTGTAAATTATCCTTAATAGATGGACCTGCGGGATCAGCTAAAACTTACCTATCTGTATATATAGCTCTTCAGTTGCTCCGGACCCATAAAATAGAAGAAATTATATATATTCGAAGTGTTGTTGAATCTGCATCTAAAAGTATGGGGTCATTACCTGGAGAAGTTGAAGATAAATTTTTACCATGGAGTTTACCATTATTAGAGAAATTAAACGAGCTTCTGGATAAACCTACGATTAATAACTTAATGTCAGAAAGTTTTATAAAGTGCGTACCCGTTAATTATACAAGAGGATTAACGTTTAAAAATGCATGTGTATTAATTGATGAATCTCAAAATTTAACTAAAGAAGAACTTACTACGATTTTAACTAGATTTGGACATAATTCAAAATATATAGTTATCGGAGACTCTCAACAAAGTGATATCGGTAATAAATCTGGTTTTAATTTAATATTTAAAGCGTTTAATACGGAGGAATCTTTAGAACACGGTATGAATGTATTTAAATTTACTGAGCTTGAAATTGTTAGGTCAGAAATACTAAAATATATCGTAAGAGTATTACAAAAGATAAAAAGTTAAAGATGAAACGTTAATGCTTTGCGCATTCTTTCGAATAAAGTTCTTTTATTTTGACCACTCTCAACTAAACGAGAATATTCTAACTTAAATGCTTCTATAAATTCAGGAGATAAATCAAATTTGCGTGGATAAAAAGATCTAACTCTTTTAATCATATACTTTTCACATAATTTATCATACTCTTGCATTTAAGTATTTAATCTATTATTCTTCTTATCTTCAGAGATTTTTCGTTCCATTTCCTTTTTAATGTGAGAATGTTCTTCAGGATCAGCGTCCTTCCATACTTCTTCTAGTTTTTTAATCTCTTCAAGAGTTTCTTCATCTAAAATATTACCAGGAGCTGTAGCATCTCCATCTTCATCTATATATAATTTTAGTAATTCTATACGTTCTTCTCTGCTACCAAATACCTCAATAATAGGAGGTTTATCATCAACAATAAAAAATGTTGTTTTTGGATTATGTTCATGTTCACGATGTACAGCTTTAAAGATATTATCTATAGATTCTACAATTTCAGAATCTGTATCTCTTAAGTCATCTTCTTCCATTGGTACAGGTGCTACTTTAGTTATAGGAGTAAAAAATATAATATCTAAATTTCTAAAACTCTCTCTTACTAATGGTATACACTTACTAATAAATGCTTCATCTATGTCATTATCTGGCTGCTCAACAGCCCACATACTATATACTAAATTATCTAAAGGGCATCTATCAAAAACTACATTGTCTCCTGATCTATATTTTTGAGTTTCTTCAATTTGAAAATTAAGAATTTCCCATTGAGTTTTTTTATTTGTTTTTGATGAGTGGTCAAGATTATTATCCTTAATAATATCTCTATATGTTTTTTTAGGTGTAACATAATTAGGCCACTGTCCTAAAAAATCTTTTATTAAAGTAGTTTTTCCTTGACAAGCTGTTCCACTTATTGCAATCCTCATATTTTTTATTTATTAAATTATACTTTTAAAGCCATGTCCCATAATAATAGATGCAATCTAGGGCTAAATTTAAAGTGATGAGATTTAGCTAACTCAGCTATTTCTTTTGCTCTTTCAATATGCTCTTTTCTACTACCAGCACAAGGCATTAACCAGACTCTATCATTTGGTATATCAAATCGATGTACATACTTTGTTAATACTTCTTGTAAGTCTTCTTCCTTACTAATAACAAATTTAAAACCAGATTTATTTGTTACATGCCATTTTAATACCTCAGGTTTATATCTCCGTTCCTCTGGATCACCATTATTACTAAGCTTAGGAGAAGTTGTAAAAGTAGCTCCAACTCTTACCCAATCATCATGAGGCATAATCGTTGCGTTAGTTTCAAAATCAATCCTAGGTACAGCACCCCATTCTACTTCTATATGTTCTAAAAATTTAAGTAATTTAGGTTGCTGTACTAATGGTTCTCCTCCAGTAATTTTCCAAATTGCTCCATTCTCAAGAGCCTTTCTATAACCACCATCTTCTAGATATTTAGTCAGCTCTGCAAAAGTCATCTTATTCTTTACACTCCAAGAAATAAAACTATCACAACCATGAGGAGAATCTGCTGAAGCGAAGCCTTGACATGTTAAATTACACATTGACAACCTCATGAATACCGACGGCCATCCTACGTACTCACCTTCGCCCTCAATAGTATAAAACACTTTATCGTCAGATAATAATATTGTTTTATCCTTAAGGTCTTCCTTATAATCGTTCGTCATTTAAATATAAATCTTTAATATCTCTAGGTTCTGGCTTAACCTCTTCTTTCTTAGGTTTGCCCCAATCAATATCATCCCAGTTATCACCGATTTTTGATATATCTTCTTTACGTCTTTTACTACCTTTACTCATTTGATAATCTAACTTCTGTTTCTATACCTTCGTAAATAGCAGAATTATTTTCATGTTCAAATATTTCTACCCTCTTACACCAACATCTATTATTAGTAACTTCTTTTACGTATTCATCTGCTGTCTTGTAACAAAACTCAGCAAATTTTTCAATACCAACTCCACCTTCCATAATACGTAAATCTATAATACCATGCTCATTTAAAGACTTAAAGTTTGCTATTGCTGGATCAGTAGATGAGATAACTGTAGTATGATCAAATTGAAGCTGTAATACTTTCTTAAGATTTTTTAAACCACCAAAATCTACAACCCAATTATTTTCATCTAACTCTTTCGCACCAAACCAGAATTTGCCAACTAAACGATATCCATGAATAAATCGGCAATGAGACTTTGCTTCTGGTTGCCTAAAGGCGCAACTACCTAATTCAATAATCTTAGTACTGCTAAAAGACATAAAAGCTATTATATAAGAAGCCTGAAAAAATTCAACTGTTGATTACTTAGCGGCTTCTTATATAATAACTGCATGAGTGAATTATTGCAGTATGCAAACGGTAACTTACCACGGTCTGAGGAAGAGAAAGAAATAATTATTGAGAAAGCAGCGGCCGCTTATGAGAAATATATGGACGCTTTAGGTTTTGATTGGAGAAATGATCCTAATAGTTCAGATACACCAAGACGAGTAGCAAAGGCTTTTGTTAATGACTTAGCTGAAGGTTGTTTTAATTTACCACCAAAAATTACGGCATTCGATAATGTTGATAAATATGATGGATTAGTATTTCAAGGTAATATTAAAGTAAATTCTTTTTGTTCTCATCACCATTTACCATTTATTGGTCAAGCTCATGTATCTTACATACCTGGTAAAGACGGAAAAGTAATTGGACTAAGTAAGATTAATCGAATTGTTGAATGGTTTGCAAGAAGACCACAAGTACAGGAAAATTTAACAATGCAAATTCATAATTATATGAATGAAGTATGTAAAGATAATAAAGGTGTTGCGGTTTTGGTTTCAGCTAACCATACTTGTGCTGGTCTTCGCGGAGTTAAGCATGATAGTATTATGAAAACTGCGAGAATGTCAGGAGCGTTTTTAGATAAAACAGATTTAACAAGACAAGAGTTTTACGATTTTATAAGAGACTTAAAGTGAGTCTAAAACTTGTTTGATTTGATCAGGGTCGACATGCTCCGGTAGGTCGGCTTTTATTTTGTCAAAATCATCAAAATTATCTCTTATATTACTCGCACTATATGGTCTACCATCCGGACTAGAGGATACCTCTACTGCAGATTGTTCTGGGTCAATAATATTAATATCTAACCCTTCCTTTTCAGCCCATGGACTAGCATAAGACCAACGTTTCCAATCATTGTCTTTTTTACTTGCACCTAATACAGCTGTTGTACCAGGGTCTAAAGTTTTAAGAGATTCATAAGCAGAAGTTACAGGTGAAGGATATTCAGATATACTTACAGTAACGTTATTCAAAGGTTGGGTATATATTTCAAATATTTGTTTTGCAGCAGCAGGAGTAATTAATTTACCATCTTTAGTTCTTCTTTCACTTTTAGCAGAAGGTGCTGAAATTAAAACATGTATTTGTCCCTGAGGGTACATATTACTATATTGTTCCACCATTTCGTAATGGCCTCTATGAGGGGGTTTGAAACTACCGGGTATAAGTACAACTACTCTATCAGAGTCAGCTTCCGCTATACTGTTTTTTTTTACAGACAATTTACTACGTAAATCGTTTAATTCATAATCCTGTAAAAGGTTATCTATTTTAGAGTCGAAATTTTCGCTCAAACCATAATCAACAACAATCTTGCGTAATATTTTTGCTATTTCTTTCGCATTTTCTGGTTGTACATCTTGAGTTATAGCTTCTCTTTCAGAATCAGATAAACTAACGTTATCTAGATCAACAAATAAAGATTTACGAGCTAAATTTACATAAAATGTTTCTCCTTCGGTTGTTAAAGGAGCTGGTTCTTGTGGTTGCTCTCCTTGATTTAAATCATCAACTGATTTTGGTTCAAATTCTCCACCAGTCTCTGGGCCTTGTTTTGGAACAAACTCATCATCAGCTCCGGCTTCATCTAAAGATTTTAATAAATCCTGTCTTTTCTTTTTTGCTTTTTGAGCTATTTGTTTCT